GCGGGCGCGGTCACGGTCGCAGCAGCGGAGGGCGTGACGGTTCACTCGCTCGACAGCTCGGTAAAGCTTGCCGGGCAGTATGCCGCAGTCTGCCTGAAAAAGATCGCAGCGGATATATGGCTGCTCGGAGGTGCGCTCGAATGAGGATGTGCAGACGGCTTGCGCTGAGAGCAGTGAGTGGCCTGCCGCGTGGCTACCTGTATTATCGCGGGAAGCTCAGCAAAAAGCTCGGCGGCTTCGGAAGCAGCAGATGCTCCATATCTATGGATGCGGACGCTGTTACGTTCAAGAACGATACCAGCATATCCAACTCGCGCTTCAGTTTTCGCAGTGACAAGAAGGTGCTGTTATCCGGATACACGACATTGAGATTCGTTGTGTATATATCCGTTCCAGCGTCTCTGTATCGGTTCGGGATCACGGAATCGGATGCACAAAACCCAACAAACGACGATTTGACGAAGTTTTCTCAAAACGCAAGCTCAGGAGGAAGGAACCAGATAATTGATGTTGACATTACCGGCGTGGACGGGGAGTTCTACGTAGCCGGAAGTCGGAACGCCAGCAACACGTTTACTAACAAAATTTATGAGATCAAACTGCTATGAGGGGGCGAAGAAGTGGAATTGACAAGAATCCTTAAAAGATACCGCAGCGGCGCGGACGTGAAAGCCGTGAAGGAAAGGCTCGTTGAACTGGGCTACCTCTGTAAAGCCACGCACAGCATGTATGGCAATGACACCTACCGTGCGGTCAAGGCGTTCCAGGCGGCGAACAATCTTGACATTGACGGCATGGTAGGCCCGATGACATGGGCCGCTCTGTTCCCCGTTTCCGCCTCGGACGAGACGGGCAAGCCGGTCGAACCTCCGTCTCACATCGGGGCCACGGCAAGACAGGCAATCAAGCTCGCGCTGTCGCAGGGGTCGAGCCTCAGAGCGGATATCTGTGTTGACGCGCTCCAACACTGCGTGGACCCCTACGCAGACAGAATTGATCTCCGCTCGTTCTACATCCGCGGGGGCAATCTTTACAATAAAGACCTCACGCCGAACGTTATGACAGCGGCAAAGCTGAACAGCTATCTCCGCAGGGCAGATTACGCGTCGTACTATGACGGCGGCAGAGACGCGATGATGCGAGCGCAAGCGTTGAGAAGCGGTTACACGCAGACCGGCGCGGACTGCTCAGGTGGGGTCGTCGGTCTTTGGAGGAAGCACAAGGTCAAAAGCAGCGGCTTCGACGCGAGCGCGAACACGCTATACTCGTCGTACTGCGTTCAAACGAAGAACCCAAAGCCGGGCGATCTTGCGTGGCGTTCCGGACACATCGGTATCGTCGTAGGTGGCGGATACGTCGTAGAGTGGATCGGCGGGGCGTATGGCTGTCAGCTGACGAAGATCAACGACAGGCGTGCTTATAACTATGTTGATAAGAGAATGCACAGATTTTCGCAGTGGTCGGCATTCGGCGACCCGAAAGCGTATTAAGAAGTAAGAAGGAGGACGAAGAATGACAGAATGGGGAGTTGTTGGCGTGATCGCGGCACTGGTCGCCTTGGGTGCGGCGATAGTTACGCCACTGGTTAAACTTACAAAAGCGATCACGGCGCTCACGATTAACGTGAGCGCTATGCAAAAGGCGATCGAGGGCCACAAAGCCGACAACAAAGCCAGCCACGATCGGCTGTGGAGACGCAGCGACGAGCATGATGCAAAGCTTTCCGACCACGAGACGCGGATCGGAATCATTGAACAAATGGAAAGGATGGATAAGTGATGAAGTACGATTTCAAACAGTGGATTAAGGCAGCGGGCATTCGCGCGCTGAAAACCCTAGCGCAGGCAGCGATCGCTATGATCGGCACGTCTGCCGTGCTGGACGAGGTGAACTGGGTGATGGTGGCAAGCGCGTCTGCGCTCGCTGCGGTCCTGTCTCTGCTCACCAGCGTGGCAGGGCTACCGGAGCTCGAGGAGTAAAGAAGATAGTGGAGGCGCCCCGGTGACGAGCCGGGGCTATCTGATACGGAGGGAAAAGATGTTCTGGAAACGAAGACGGGAGATGTTTGAACTCCTAACACGGGTTTTTGAGCTCGAGGCGAAAAACGATGCGCTGCGCCCCGAGGTAAAGCTCCTCCGTGAGGAAATGGGGATAATCGCGGAGGAGAGGGAGAAGGATATCAATCGATGATGATATGTGATCCGGAGGTCGCATGCATCCTCGTCTATCTCGGGGAACGAGAACAAGAGGTGTCGATGCGTGATATTCTTGACGCAAAGCCGCGATCCGAGTGGCTACAATTGATTCAGCAATGGATCCATAACGAGACGGACCGAGAGATGATCACACGGCGGCTTTTAGACGGAAAGACGTATGAGCAGCTGTGTGATGAATTTGGGCCGCTTCAGATAGACCAGATTAAGAGGAGGATCAGTCGCGCACAAAAGCAGCTCATATCGCACGCAAATTGAGCGTAGTTTTTAATAAAAAGAGACGCGGATAAGCCCTATCGATGCACTTCGATAGGGCTTTTTTTTGTGCCAAAATTTAGGCACGGAGAAAGAAAAGGAGGCCGACGATGTATACACATTATCCGATGAATGCGCAGACGCCATACATGCAGCAAGCGAGTATCTATGGGAACCCATACCAGCAACGTCTTGAGGCCATCACGCAGCAACAAGCACAGCAGCAGAGCCCGCAGTCCAATGCGCAGTTCGTCATGGTCGACGGGATCGAAGCTGCAAGGAATACGGCTGTTATGCCTGGCCAGATCAGATGGATGATGAACAACGACGGCTCCATGATGTATGTTAAGGCGGTGGATATGACGGGAGCAGTCTCGATGCGCGTATTGAATCTTGTGGAAGTCACGCCGGATATGCAGCAGAAACCCGGGAAGGAGTACGCGCCGATGGATCGCCTGATTGAGATTGAACGTAGAATTGATGCACTCGAGCAGAAAGGGACGTCGGAATGAATCTCGCAGATTTAGCAAGAGGTGCGTCGATAAAAGGGGTAGCGCAGCAACCGAGTAACCCAGTCCAAATGATGCAGGCATTTGCGCAATTCAAACAACAGTTACACGACAAAGATCCTCGAGCAATAGTGGAAAGTCTGCTGGCGACAGGACAAATGACGAAAGAGCAATTTGTGATGCTCAAACAACAGGCGGAGGCCCTTTCAGGGCTACTGAAATAAGAGCGGTCCGGAACGCTTTTATAATACATAGAGAAAGGAAAGAAATGTTATGGAAAACGGAATGACCCCTGCCGACATTGGTGCGATCATGGGGAACCGTGACGGTGAAGGATTTGGCGGCGGCGCGTGGTGGATCATCATCCTGTTCCTGTTCGTGTTCATGGGTGGTGGTTGCTGGGGCAACAGACAGGGCGATTACAGCCAATACGCCACGGCGGCCTCGCAGCAGCAGATCCTTTTCAATCAGCAATTTGACCAGATTAACCAGCGTCTGACGAACATCGGCAACGGGATCTGCGACAGCACCTACGTGCTTAACAACTCTATCACGGGGGAAGGGCGAGCGCTCTCTGCGCAGATCGCGAATTGCTGCTGCGAGAATCGCCTCGCCACGGCGAACCTATCAGCGCAGATCGACAGGCAGACGTGCGACATCACATCTGCGATACATGCGGAAGGAGAGGCAACAAGATCGCTGATCCATACTAACGAGATCCAAACGCTGAGAGATAAGGTCGCGAGCCTCGAGATGGACAACCGTATGTATGGTGTAGTGAGATATCCGAACGGATACACATACAGCGCGGGGAACTCTCCATTCTGCGCATGCGGAAACGGATGCGGATGCGGTAACTTTTGAAAAAGGATACGCCCTGTTAGGCGAGGAAGTTTAACAGGGGCGGGAAACCGCCCCAATCTATTTTGAAAGGAAGGAAAAAAAGACCACATGAGCAAGGCTTTGATTTATGCTGTAAATACGGAAGCTCCGACGATCGCTGAGGGCGGGAGTGTGCCCGTAGGGACGGTTATTCATCGATTTGGATGCGCTCTGCGCAAAGCAGGTAACACGATCCAGGCGATTGGTAAAGGATACTTCGAGGGGACGGTATCCGCGACGATAGCGCCGACAGCGGCAGGAACGGCGACAATCACGGCGACGAAAGACGGAGTGGCCATACCGGGAGCAGTAGGCAAGGCGACGGTGGCGACAGCAGGGGACAATGCAGTAGTGTCGTTCCCGTTCGCATTCCGTAACTACAACGAATGCGACACATCGATGATCGCGTTTGTTCTAAGCGGAGCAACGGGTGTGTTGAACAATCTTTCGATTGTCGTCGAAAAGGCGTGACGAGCATGAATGCGCAGGACGTTTATTCCAAAATCAGCGACATGCTGTTGGAAGGCGTGATGTTTCATGACCAAATGGCGGATTGCTTCAGATTTCTAGGGCTGGATGGATTCGCATGCGAGCACGAGGAACAGGCGATCAAAGAGGCGGCAGCGCGGAGAGAAATGGTTCGGTATTTTATTGGAAACCATAACCAACTGCTGAAAGACGCGAGCCCGCATAATCCCGGAGTAATTCCGGACACATGGCGGAAGTACGCAAGGCAACAGATCGACACGGCGACAAAGAGACGCGCCGTAAGGGATACTTATGAACGATGGTTCAAAAGGGAGAAAGAGGTTAAGGAGATTCTAGAGACATTCTATAAAGAACTGATCGAGGAGGCGGAGATCGCGGCTGCGACCAAGATACAAGACATCATCTGCGCGGTAGAATCGGAACTTTGTAGAATTGTTAAGAAACAACTGATACTGCAGAGCACGGACTACGATATTGGTTGCATAAATTCCATGCAGAAATAGAAAGGTTGAAATATCCATATAAAATAAGTGTGTACTTTTTTGTGTACTTTTGGTTATGCAAAATGCGAAAACCCCAGATATTATCTGGGGTTTTCATGGTGCCGGAAGTGGGAGGCATACCCACAAGGGTTGAATTTCATAGAGTATATATGCAAACATCGGAATTGCAGTTCGAACAAATTTACAAGGAAAACAGGCGGTTTTTGAGATTCAAGACGAGGTTGCAGCCCTGCATGATTACTCAAAATGCAATACGAATATTCAGTGGTACAATAGAAAGTGTGTACTTTTTTGTGTACTTTATAAAAACTCATTTTGATGCAATAAGGAAGAAAAAGCGGCGTCCGTCTTCTCTTTAATGCGCTGCATCTGGTCCGTCAGGGCGTGATTGTAAACGCCGAGCGTATCCATGTTCTGGCCATGCCCGAGAACAGAGCGAAGCTCCGCGAGCGACAGATCGCCGAGCCCTGCTATGATCGAAACGTAGGTATGCCGCATTTCATAAGGCGTGATCTCGGGGATATTGTTCCGGACGAGGTATCGATGCAGCTCAACGGCGATATGCTGCTGGCAAGCCTGGCTGCCGTCGGCAGCCGGGAACACATGCTTGCTGACGATTCCGGCTTGCAAGAGCATCTGTCGCTGCGCGGAGAGGATCTCCGCGGCGATAATGGTCAACGGTTCATCGCGAATCGCATTCTCATTTTTGCCGCGCGTCATCTCATCGTCATAATTTCTGGAGCCGCGGACGCGGATCGTATTCCGATCAACGTGCCGCCATTCGAGCGCGACCAGTTCGCCGGGGCGCAGTCCGGTCACGACGGCGAAGCGCCACGCGTGAATGTACCAGCAGCGAACGTCCTTTCTGTAGTAAGTGGTCAAGTCCGAATTAAAAAGTGTGCTCAACCCGCTCGGCTGAAGGATGCGCTTCTCATTCTGAGGGGCGCTTTTGCTGACCACGAGCCGCTCCGAACGGTCATAGAATGCTAGGAAATTCGAGATCGCTCCGCGAATGTTCTCCAGCGACTTCTTGGATAACCCGTGCGCGGCTCCTTTGTTCAAAATGTCTTGAAAATCCTGCCGAGAGACGGAGGACAGCCTTTTCTTGCCGATCGCAGGGCGGATCCATGTTTCGGTGATGCTTTTGCGCTGTCGATAATTGGAACCGCCCGTGGAGATCTTGACGTGTTCCAACCATTTGTCGAGCAGGCGATCACAGCGCCCAGACGCGCCGGAAACGGTGGCGAGAAGCCACTTATCCGCCTTTCGGTTGCATTCGGTTTGCCCGGAACGGCCGGGCGTCGAGCAGACGAAGGTCTTGCGTTCGCCGGCCTCGTTGGTCACATTGACCTGCCAACGCTGTGAGGCTTCAATCCACTTTGCGGTAGTGTTTCGAATTCGCATGAAAATCTCCTTTTTTGGATATACGAAAGCCGCCGTGCGGCGGCTTATTGGATACGGCTTACGTCTCGGGTGTGTCCGGGGCATCGGATGCGAGACCGCCATCGCCGGCTGCCGCAAGCGCGCGGGCATAATGCTTCCGCTGCCGGGAGGCATAGGAGGCGTTGATGATGAGGCCGAGCGTGACGCCAACAGCAGCGGAGGCGACATCCAGGAGCAGAGCCACGCCGCCGTAGGAGTACCCATACCCCATCGAGGACACGGCGGCCGCGGATGAGATAGCCTTCACAAAGGGAGCGACGACAGAGAGCACGGCGAGACCGACGCCGAATTTGGACTTTCGGATTTCGGGCGGCTTCTCCATCAGCTCATCGTATATGGCGTCCTTTTTCTCATCACTGAGAGCCTTCCACTCAGGCACTGTGCGGCCGTCGGCAAGAATCGGCGCGCCGCATTTGGGGCATTTCCGCTTCAATGACGGCGAGGATTCGTCCCAACCCAAGTAGGTCTTTCGACATTTCAAGCAGTAGTACGCGAATTCCATATGATACCTCCTCAAACGATATATCCCATCAAGCGGCCGGCGATGTCGCGGAACCAGCCGACGTTGGGGTTGAGTCTGTCGCACACGAGCAAGCTGATCACGCCCAGAAGGACAGCGACCAGCGCCGCGACGATAAGCGCCTTTTCGGTGCGGAGCCGGTGAAGCTCACGCCTCTGTGATTCGACCTCGGCGCGGAGATAGTCGATCATGATGCTGTGCAGATCGTGAGAGCCTTCCGGCGGGACAAAGGCGGGGGAGAACAGATCGTCGAGCGAAC